GCTAAAATGGATGCTAAAGCAACAGAACAAGCTAAGGTGTTACAGGAATACATTAACAACTATAAAAAAGGTTCTGATGTAAAAGATGTAGAAGTAGTTGCTGAAACCGTTACTACTGATGTAGATGAAACAGACGTGCCATTTTAATATGGGAGCTACTAAAACACTTATAAATACTACAATGGTGATACCTCGCGATGAGGTATCATCTTTTGAGGAAGAAATGTTACAAAGATTTGAAGTAAAAGATTTTAGAGTATTGCCAAATACAGAAAAACTGTATGAAGAAAATGCAGCCTTTAGAAAACTACTTAGACAAAAGAAAGATATTCTTTGGCAAATAGGAACACTAATAAATAAATATAATACACAATGATCTACACAATCTTTTCTGTTATTATAGCTTTATTAACATATGCTTTAAGGCACTATTATAAACAAAACGAGTATCATAAGAAAGAATATAACAAGTATCTTAGAAGGTACTATGAACTAGAAAACAAAAACCAGTCTAAATAGGCTGGTTTTTTTATGCAAAGTACACATTGAAGCGTTTTCTCTATATACCCCTCACAGAAAATAAATATATTTTAGGGGGTGTCCCCCTAGATTGGAGTTCAATGTGTACTTTGAGGGCAAAACCCCGCTGTAAGTACTATAAACGTTACGAATAATACAGTACACATTGGATTAAAAAAGATACACTTTAACAGTATTTAGATACACATTGAAATAAACTTGTGTATTTGATTTATATTTTATATCTTTACAATCTACATTAACAAATTTATAAAAGATTATAAAATATAATGTTCGATAAAGAGTTTAAAGAAATGTTTTGTGTTGTATTTGGTATATTTATCGCAGAGGTTTTAATATTGATAATAATAACAATATTGTTGTAAACCAGACCGTTGATTTTATATAAGATTTAGCAGATGATTGCATATACAATCTATAAAGGACATTATATAAGACATTTTGTCTTTTAAAAATAAAAAATAATAACAATAAATAAAAAACTTATATTATGGAAAAATTAAAACTAGAACACTTAGCACCTTATTTACCTTATGGGTTGAAAATAATTCACAATTGGGAAAAGGTAAGAGATTCAAGAAAAGAACCATTAAAAAGGTGGATAAAGATATTAGAGCCATCACAATTAAACATATTTACTAGAGAAGATAGTCAAAAACATTTTAAATGGAAACCAATACTAAGACCTTTATCTGATTTAACTAAAGAGATTGAAGAAGGTAAGCCTATGTTTTTTCCTTCACACCAATTAGTTAAACATATAGAAAATAATCAAGATATTTTTAATTGTAGTTATAATGAAATTAATTATTTATTAAGAAACCACTTTGACGCATTCGGATTAATAGAAAAAGGATTAGCAATAGACATAAACACAATAAATGAAAAACAACAAAATAACAATCTTTAAGAGATTAAAGGAAACACAGATACCTTACTACATTTCTTTAGAGAAAGCATTAGAAAGAATAAAAACAGGTAATCCATCAAAGGAATTTATAGAACATCTTAGAACTTTAAAGAAAGAAGACTATCAAAAGCAAAAAGGTAACTTACCTTGTATATGTTTTGGAGGGGAGTTTAAAGAACGTAATAAGAACGGACTTGTAAAACACTCTGGCTTAATGATAACAGACTTTGACAAATATAAATCTAAGGATATTATGATGGAGCAGTTCCAACAGCTTAAAAAAAATAAACATATAGTAGCTATATTTATTTCTCCTTCCAACATTGGTTTAAAAGCATTGGTAAGAATACCAGAAGATTCTGATAAGTTTACACATGATAAATACTTCAGACAATTTAATAAGGAGTTTGAATACGACAACTTCGATATTGCCAACTGTAACGTGGATAGAATTTGCTTCGAGTCTTACGATCCAAATATATACATAAACTACGATGCTGAAATATACCAACCTACACTAATCGATGAGGGGTTTAAAGTAACAGACAGAGTGCCTTTAATACCTATTAATGATGAGATGACTATCATCTCTAAAATTATGAAGTTTAAATGGGTTACAGATTTTGTAGATGGTGAAAGAAACAACTTTATCTTTAACTTAGCTGGAGCGTTTTGTGAATATGGAGTTAGCCAATCGACAACAGAAGCACACATATTAAACAACATTGTGTTTGGTAAGTTCTCGGAAACAGAAACAAGAAACGCTATTAAATCTGCATTTAAAATAAGGAGTTTTAATTCTAAATACTTTGAAGACTACACACGTATTAATAATATAAAGGTTGATCTAAACAAAGGAAAGCAGAAAGTATTAGATAAGTATAAGATTAATGAAGATACCTACAACGAGATAAAAATAGAATCTGAAACAGAGGACTTTTGGAATGTAAGCGATAAACAAAAGATCACTATTAATCCTTTGAAATATAAAATGTTTCTGCAGAACAATGGATTTAAAAAACACTTTCCTAATGATGCAGACAAACCCTCATTTGTATATATAGAATCTAACAAGGTAGAATTAACATCTATATCTAAGATTAAAGATTTTGTTTTAGATTACCTAATGGATAAGAAACAATTAGATGTATGGAACTATTGTGCTATTTACCAAAACCTATTTAGTGAGCAATACCTTACAATGTTAGAAAGTATTGATTTATTAATGCTAAGCGATACTAGAGATACTTCTTACTTTGCTTTTTCTAATGGTATATTAGAAGTAAAAAAGAATAGCATACAATTAAAAGAGTATGTAGATGTTGATGGTTATGTATGGAAGTCTCACATATTAGATCGTGATTGGCAAACCTTAGATACATTTGATAATGATTACTCTAAGTTTATACATAATGTATCTAATGAAGAACCATTAGCAGTAGAATGTGTATTAGGTTATATGATGAGTACCTACAAGAACAGAAGTAATAACAAAGCTATTATATTAAATGATGAGGTTATAAGCGACAATCCAGAGGGTGGAACAGGTAAAGGTTTATTTGTGCAAGGCTTGGCAAATATTAGAAAGACATCTATAATTGATGGTAAACAATACGATAGTAAATCACAGTTTGCAAATCAAACAATTAGTATAGACACAAAGATATTAGTTTTTGATGATATAAAAAAGAATTGGGATTTTGAAAGCCAATTTAGTTTAGTAACTGAAGGAATAACATTAGAAAGAAAAAACAAAGATGCTATAAAATTAAACGTACACGATTCACCTAAGATTTTACTAAGCACAAACTACGCTGTAAAAGGAGAAGGAAACAGTCATGATCGTAGAAGACACGAAATAGAAATAGCTCAATACTATGGTGATAAACTAACACCAGAGGAGGAATTTGGAAGACAGCTATTTGATGATTGGGATTTGTTAGAATACCAAAAGTATGATAACTATATGATGTATTGTTTACAGATGTTCTTTAAAAATGGATTGATAAAACAAAATGCTAAGAATATTAAACTAAGAAAGTTTATAGCAGAATCTTCTATGGAATTTATGGAATGGGTAGAAGATAGAGAGATAGTAAGTTTAAATGTTCGACTTAACAAAGTTGATTACTTCATTAAATTTACAGATGAATATACAGATTATAAGAAATGGCTAACACGTAAGCGTTTTAATATCTGGTTACATAAGTATGCTAACTATAAAGCTATTGAATTTACACAAGGAAATAGTAATGGAGATAGATGGTTTATGATAAGCGATGGTGAAGTAGCAGAAAAAGATGAAGTACCATTTTAAAATAAACTGTTAAATAATTTGCATAGTAACTAAATTAGTTGTAAATTTGAATAACTTACAAGTGTATGGTTTGTTGCGTGGGTATTAATAAATTAAATAAAAAAATAATGAACAAAAAAAAATTAAATAAACTTATTAAAAAGGAAGTAAAAAAGCAATTAATTATACACGGTGTTGTAAAATCGTTGTGTGTACATAATTGGCATCATTTAGATAATCACAGTGATAGAAGGGAGTGCCAAAAATGCGGTAAAAACATTTAATTAAACAATGTTTTACAACGGTTTGGGTATGGTTAGTGCGAATTTAAAAAACAAAATTATGATAGATAAAAAAGAATTAATAGAAGAACTTTTGGACTGTGTACAAGATGCAACAGATACAGAAACACGAATAACGGGAATGACTATGTGTGCTATACTTATGAATGAAGTAATAGACCAAGCATTAACTATACCCGTTGTTGTGAGTAGTTGTGCGGATAAAGAAGAAATCGCCTTTGATAAAGGATATAATTTAGGAGCAAAAGAAGCTGCTGATGAAATATGTGGTAAAATTTAGCACAATTGCCTACAACGGATTGTATAAGGCATCGTTTTAATGTGCTTTATACGTTGTTAGGCTTATGTACGGAAATATAAACGATAAATACAATTAGAATGAAAAATGATAAATTAATAGAGTTGGCTAGGGAAAAATTACCAGAAAATGCACACAATAAGAAATATAATAATCAGTATATCCGAGTACCCATTAAAACAGATGAAGTACCTATATTGGTTATGCAAGATACACCACCAAATACCAGATGTACTAACTATATGAGGGTAGTAAGGTTTAGACAACGTACATACTACCCTGATAAGCCAGCACATGACACGCATCCATGTTATTGGGGAGAACCTACGTATTTTTGGGAGTTTGACTGTATAGAGTAGATAAATAGTATTAAGCCTAACTTAAAAGAGTATGATTAGTAGCGTAAAAAAATGACAAACCAAAATAAATACAAAATGATGGATAACGAAATAGTAAAAATATTAGCAAGTAACGGGTGTAAATATATGGCAACCGACTATAAAGAATTGATTGAAGAAATAGTAACCTTTGTAAAAGAGCGAGAAAAAGCTATTAATTATACGCAGTGTTCTACACTGTTGCCTGATGAATTAGAGCCAGTGTTAGCAAAAATAGAACACATTAATGATTTAGGTAAATCTGAATGGCATGAAGTAGTTTACTATGCTGATAACTGGCGTTCTTTTAGTGGAAGTAAAACCTTTGAAGATGGCGAAAAAGTTATTAAATGGAACTACTGCAAGGCAATTGTTTAGAACAAGAGTATAAGAGGCGTTTTAATGCCTTTTATAATTAGTTATTAAATTTACAAATGAATAAACATAAAATATGACAAACACATATAATTACACTTTAAAAGCATTTAAAAAGAATAAATGGTATAACTACTCTGAACCATACAATAGTTTAAAAGAAGCTCTACAATGGCTCACAAATTATAGATTAAAAGTAGGTTATACATTGCAAGAAGATAACCAATTAAGAATATTTAAAACTATACAAAATGAAAATTAAAAACAATGAGTTACAATTAATGAATGAGATAATACATATAGTATCTGATTATTACGGAGTTGATATAAAGGAAGATACAAATAGAAGAATAATATCAACACCTAGAAATATATGTGTATATTTGATACGAGAAATGACAAAGACATTATCTGTTGAATTAATGGCAGACCAATTCAATAGAGGTGCTTCTAATTTTTTTAATACAAACTTAAGGCTTGTTAATGAAATGCAAGTAAATAAATCTTTAAGAAGACAAGTAGAAACTTTAAAGATGGTTATAAAAACAGATGCAAAACATTATCATACAATAGGTAATGATGCGGTAAGGCTAGAAATATATAAAATGTTAAATAGATTTAATATAGAGAAGTTAAAAGATATTAAAGAAACTATTGAAAACACAGTAACATATTAATATGAAACTAAGACAGTATCAAATAGATTTAAGTGTAAAAGCAAGACGTATTTTAAAAGAACTAAATCTTGTTTGTTTGTTTATGGAAGTAAGAACAGGTAAAACTCTTACAGCTTTTAGTACAGCTTTTTTATACGGTGCTAAAAGAGTTCTATTTATAACAAAAAAGAAAGCAATTACATCTATACAAAATGATTACGATAACTTTGGTTACTCTAAATATTTTAAGATAATTATTATAAATAGAGAATCTTTACATAAGTTAGATAAAATAGATTTTGATTTTGATTTGGTTATAGTTGATGAGTGTCATGGTTACGGATCATTTCCTAAGAAGTCTAAATACTTTAAAGCTGTTAATGAACAATACGGAAACCTACCAATGATACTTCTATCTGGAACACCTACACCAGAATCTTATAGCCAATACTTTCACGTGTTTGGATTGTCTAACGCTTCACCATTTGCACCTTACAAATCATTCTATAAATGGGCAAAGACTTTTGTTAATGTAAAGAAAGTACAATTAGGTTATGCTGTTGTTAATGATTATAAAGAAGCAAACTTAGAAATGATAAAGCCTATTGTTAATCCTTACATTTTAACATATACACAAGAGCAAGCAGGGTTTACTACAACTATAAAAGAACATATATTAGAAGTAGAGATGCAACAAATTACATATAAGTTATGTAAGCAACTTACAAAGGATAAGTTTATAGAAGGCAAAGACAATGAGATAATAGCAGATAGTGCTGTTAAGTTACAGTCTAAACTACATCAGTTATATAGTGGTACTATAAAGTTTGAAGATGGCAGTAGTAAAGTTATAGACACAAGTAAAGCCGAGTTTATTAAAGAACACTTTAAGAAAGATAAAATAGGTATCTTCTATAAGTTTAAAGCAGAGTATGAAGCATTGAAGTTAATCTTTGGCGATATGCTTACAAATGATTTAGATGAGTTTAACACAACTTATAAGAACATAGCTTTACAGATTGTAAGTGGTAGAGAAGGGATAAGTTTAAAGAAAGCAGATAGCTTAGTATTCTATAACATAGACTTTAGTGCAACCTCTTACTTCCAAGCTAAAGATAGAATGACAACTATGCAAAGATTAGAGAATCATATCTATTGGATATTTAGCAAGAGAGGAATAGAAAAGAATATATATAAAAGTGTACAAGATAAAAAAAATTATACATTAAACGTATTTAAAAAAGATTACTTATGATAACAATAACAAACGAGGACAACATGGAGTTAATGAAACGGTATAAAGATAACCATTTTGATTTAGCTATTGTTGATCCACCTTATGGAATTGATGTTACTAAAATGACATTAGGCAACGGGAAAACTAAAATAGACAGAGGAACTACTGATTGGGATAAAACCCCTCCTACTAAAGAATATTTTAAAGAGTTAAGAAGAGTAAGCAAAAATCAAATTATTTGGGGTGCAAATTATATGACAGAAAACCTACCATCAAGCATGGGTTGGATTTATTGGGATAAAGGAACAGGGGCTAATGATTTTAGTGATGGGGAATTAGCTTATACTAGTTTTAATAGAGCCTTAAGAAGTTATAAGGTTAGTTGGGTTGGTGCTAATGCAAATAATGGAACTCCAAGAATACATCCAACAGAAAAACCTATAAAAATATATGAGTGGATATTAGACAATTACGCCAAAGAAGGAGATAAAATATTAGATACACACTTAGGAAGTGGCTCAATAGCTATTGCTTCACACAATAGAAACTTTAATTTAGTGGCTTGTGAATTAGATAAAAATTATTTTATTGCAGCAACTAAAAGATTAAAACAACATCAAGCCCAACAAACATTATTCTAAATGACACTACAAAGTAAAATTATAAAAGCGTTAGAGTTAAAAGGTTATTTAGTTTTAAAAACTATTAGACTTAACAAAGCTGGCTATCCAGATATATTTGCATTTGGTTTAAACAATAATCTATTCATAGAAGTAAAAGAAGGTAACGATACATTAAAACCCCTGCAACGTAAACGAATAGATGAGCTTAACAAATTAGGGAAGATTGCTTTCTGCTACCATACAGATAAAATAATATACCCAAAGAATATAACCTTTGATATATTTGCACAGTAATAATATTATACTTACATTTGATAAAACTTAAAACAATATATTATGATAATTACAAAAGAACATCAAGAAGCAATGATATTAAGTTACCAAAAAAAGGGACACAATACCATTAATGAAGTTTTAGCCTTCATCGATGGTATGAATGAAATGTTTGAATTAATTTCTAAAAATTATAATTATGATAGAAACAAATAAGTATAAGTTAGAGAATATAGAAGTAGAGGGGATATGTACATCAGACTATCCAGATTTCTGCGATGCGTTTATTTCGTATGCAGAACTCTATGATGTTGCTTTAACAGATAAAGATTTAGATTTGATTAACGAGGATCAAGAATTTGTTTATGAATGTGTACTAAAACAATTATATTAAGATGGAAGCAAAACAAGAAGCAAAAGAATTAGTAGAGAAGTTTTACAAAATTATAAAAGGACAATTAATATACCCTAATAAAACAGTAAATTATAAAGCTAAACAATGTGCTTTGATATGTGTAGATGAAATACTAAAAGAATATAAGTTCCTAAAACTTCATCAAATAAAAGGTAAATATGAGTATTGGCAAGAAGTTAAACAAGAAATACATAAATTATGAAAATAGATTTATCACTAGAGTTAGTATTAAAATACTTCGAGAAAGAAGTTATGGCAATGGATTTCTTTCGTTCTAAATTTGAGAACGGAACATGGAATGATCACGATATATTAATTATATATGATTTGCAATTAAAAGCAGAAGGTTTTGATAAGTTAGATAAACTTATAGAGTTAACCTCAACAGGAGATTCATATCTTTACAATGAACTAAAAGAAATTAAAGAACTATTGAAATGAAAATACTTAATAAAGACAAATCAATTAGAGGCACTAAGTTTAAATGCTTAACCTCTAACGAATCATTTGAGGTGGTGGGCACATCTTCAACACTTGGAGAGTTATCGTCCTTTAGAGATAACGTAACACGCTGTACGGATAAAGTTAAAAGGTTATCAGATAATGTAAGTAAATATTTTACACGAGAAGATTTAGGAATAAGATTTAATAATATAGAATTATGAGAGAAATAAAATTTAGAGTATGGGATATATCATATAAACAATTTTTACCAAGTGAGTTTTATGATATACATAGTAAAACATCATTTAACTCATTTGGTATAATGCGTAAAGATTGGAACAATTATAGTGAAGGTGAGTATTTTTATGAATATGCACAAATCCTAGAACAATTCACAGGACTACAAGACAAGAACGGAGTAGATATTTATGAGGGGGATAAGATTATAAACGATAATAGTGCAACTAATGTATTAAAGTGCAATGATTCGTACGAGATAGACTTAACTCAATCAGTTACAGTTAAATTTAAAGAAGGTATGTTTAAGGCGGGAAATCTATCTTTATGTACTTATAGAAATCCAAAAGTAATAGGAAACATACACCAAAAATAAAATAAATTTACAACTTAAATATATTTTATGTATATTTGCTTTAAATAAAATATATGAGAGCATTATTATATACAGAAGATGAAGACACACCGTTAGGTATGCACATCGATTTCTATTTCGATCCGTTTGATATCAAAGGTTATTACATACCGTTTAACATAGATGGTAACAATTGCTTTAACATTCTTATCAATGGTGCGTTCTTAACAGTCGTAGAAACTCCAGAGCTTCAAGATTATTTATCTAAAGCGTTTAAGTATTAATGGATAACAATATACTCTTAGATTTATATAAGAAGCATAACGATTGGATTATAGTCGTGAAACGTCTAGGAGCTAACAATTCAGTTGCAGAAGACTTAGTGCAAGATATGTATATTAAAATGCACTTAGCAAACAAAAAGACACTAATAGAGTCTATTGATGTATATGCTTACTTTGTTCTTAGAAACTTATACTTTGATTACTTTAATAAGTTAAAGAAGAAAAGAGATAATGAAGTTTATATAGATGATCTAGTAGATTACTTAAATAAACAAAATCTAGAATTTACGTCTTATGAAGTAGAGGACACCAACTTATTTTCTTTAAAAGATGAATTAGAAGCATCTGATAAGATAGACAGATTGGTTGTAGCTAAAGATACATTGCTTTGGTATGATAAGAAAGTATTAAACTTACATTATTCTGGTGTTACTATGAGAGCATTAAGCAGAGATACAGGTATTAGTTTAAGCTCTATCTTTAATACTATTAAGAATGCAAGGAATACAATTAAGAAACAATTAGATGAGTAAGATGGAATACTATAATAACGGTGAGCTGCTTACAGATGAAGATGAGATTGAAGAAATGCGATTACGTATTGAAAGAGCTGATAGAAAAACAGAGAAACATAATAGGTTACTTAAATTAAAAGATCCCGATAATTACAATACATTAAAAGATAGTATAATTATTTGGGAATCAGAAAAAGAAATAGATAACGAGTTACGTAAGTATGAAAGCAAAAGAACCTAAAGACAAAAGAACAAACGAGTATAAGAAATGGAAGAAATCTAAAGGTTTAGGAGATACCATTGACAAAATAACTAAAGCAACAGGTATCAAGAAAGTAGTAGATTTATTATTTGATGACTGCGGATGTGATAAAAGAAAAGAGAAACTTAATAAAATGTTTCCTTATAAAGTAGAATGCTTAGAAGAAAATGAGTATCTTTACCTAAAAGAAATATATAGTAAAAGCACAAGTAGATTAAACATAACACAAAGAGAAGCACTATTAATAATATACAACAAAACATTCAACAAGAACCAGAAGCAAACATCTTGTTCTAGCTGTTGGATATCAATGTTAAGAGAACTAAAAGTTATATACAATGAATACGAAACCAAAGAGTAAACTATCAACAAAAGAAAAGGATCAATATAAAAAGCTATCTGATGCAATCGGGAGTACTGTATTGCAATTAGGTTATAATTCTATGCAAAACTATTCGTTAACACAGGCAGCGGATAAATATAACAGCCAACTAAAAGAATTAGCAGAACAAGTAAAAGATAAATATAGTTGTAAAGATATAGATTTTAAAAATAATAAGTTAATATATTAGGTTATATCATTTATGTTTTATATATTTGATAAACATTAAAACTTAAAACAATGAAAAACACAATTAAATTATTAGTACTAATACTATTTATTGGATGTTCTAATTCAGCAACAGAAGAAATAGATGATCTTTGTAATTGTTATTTAGAGACAGTTACAACAAAAGTAGTAAACAACGGAGGAGTATTCTCTATAAGCATAACTAAAACCCAAGAAGATATTAACGCGTCTTGTGAGCAAGATGGGACAGTAGTAAGTGGGAATAACAAATTAGAAGTTAAAACAATTAAATGTAATAAATAATGATACCACAATTAATTGTAATAATAATGTTTATTTGTGTATTAATAAAAACCACGAATAGAAATGGTAAAAAAACCAAACAAAGATATAATATATGGAAGCTCTTACTTTCTGTTTTAATATGGGTATGGGTATTATACGCTGGAGGTTTCTGGGATGGATTAATAAATAAATAAAATAAATATTATGGCAAAAGCAAAAAAGAAAGAAGTAAAAAGAGAATCATTTAAAGCAGCAACCCTAAAGAAGTTTAAAGACTTAGAAATCTTTGAAGTATTTACTTTAAGAGGTGATGAATGTTTATGTGAGAAGCAAGAAGATGGTAAGACTATTTACGATAACAGAAAAGAAAACAAACGCTATATTATAGATAGCGATAAAGTATTAGATTAATTGAATAAACAATCTATATCAACTATGGATAAAAGAAAAAACAACGGAGGAGTAAGAGAAGGCGCAGGGCGAAAACCTAAGGCAGAGGAGCTTAGCTTAGTAAAGTTAGGTAAGGATGCTGTTATAGATGTATATGGATCAGAAGAAGAATATTGGAAGCATATTGCAAGAGAAAGCAAAGACAGCTTACCACATTTAAAGATGCTATCTGAATACATTTATGGTAAACCAAAAGAAAGTAAGTCTATCGAGATTACAGAAATACCTGTTATCGATATGGGGGAATGGAAATAATAAAACCACCTCTTACTTCTTACCAAAAGAAGATACTGTTTTCTGATGCTCGTTTTACAATTACAGAAGCGAGTACAAAAAGTGGTAAAACATATTCTCATATTACTTGGCTATATGCCAAGGCTCACGAATTAGAAGATGCCTACAATCATAACTATTGGTGGGTTGCTCCTGTGTATTCACAAGCTAAGATTGCGTTTAAAAGACTTAGAAGAAACTTAGCAAAGACTAAGTTATATAAGTTCAATGAAAGCGGTTTATATATCGTGTGCCCTAATGGTGCAGAGATACATTTTAAGACAGCAGAGAAGCCAGACAACTTATATGGTGAAGATGTTTATGCGTGTGTATTTGATGAAGCGCCAAGAGCAAGACCAGAAAGCTGGTATGCTTTACGTTCTACATTATCTGCAACAGAAGCACCTTGTAAAATTATAGGTAACTTTGGGGGCATATCTAATTGGGTACATAAGTTAAAAGAGAAGTCTAAAAAAGATCCACAATATGAATACTTTAAGATTACATGTTGGGATGCTGTTGCTGAAGGAATACTATCTGAAGAAGAAGTACTACAAGCGCAAAAAGATTTACCTCCTAAGATATTTAAAGAGCTATACGAAGCGGAAGCAAGTGAAGACAAAGGTCAGCTTATAAACAACGAAAGTATTATAAAGCTATTTAGTAACACACATATATTAGATGGTGAGCATTATATCACAGCAGATATTGCACGACTTGGTAGAGATAAAACAGTAGTTAAAGTATGGAGTGGTTTAAGAGTTATAGAGATCATAGAAGAACCTGTTACAAGAGTTAACGAAAGTGTAGAGATAATAAAAGGATTGATTGTTAAATACAATGTAAACCTCAACAGAACTATTGTAGATGAAGATGGTGTTGGTGGTGGTGTTGTCGATTACTTAGGTTGTGAAGGTTTTGTAAATAATTCAAGAGCGATTGATGTTAACGGAGAAAAGGTTAACTTTGCAAATCTAAAGACACAATGCTATTATAAATTAGCTGAAATGATTAACAGAAATGAGATATATATAGATTGCAATGAAGATATAGAGTTACTTCTATCAGAAGAATTAGAATGGGTTAGATTGCCTAAAGAGATAGACACACAAAAGATTGCACTATTAAGTAAAGATGAAGTAAAGAAACAGATAAGTCGTTCACCAGATTATAGTGATGCGCTTATGATGAGGATGTACTTCTTATTAGATCCAAACAAAGGAATATACAACGTAATATAAATATGGAGATAACAATACCAGAAAATCTAAACGAGATTACAATACAACAGTATAACGATTACCAGAAAGCTACTAAGGGTAAAACGAATCAAGACTATATAGATAGGAAAACAGTAGAGATATTTTGCAATATTAATCAAGGTATTAGAGATGTAGATTTTAGTAAGTTTGATGAAGCTGTAAATATAATTACAAAAGCATTAAATCAAGAAGCTAAATTCCAATCTACTTTTACAATGAACGGAACTACTTACGGTTTCATTCCAGACCTAGAAGCTATTAGCTTAGGAGAGAAGATAGATTTAGACAAGTATTTATCTGACGAAGATATGTTCCATCGTGCTATGGCTGTAATGTATAGACCTATAACATTTAAAAAGAATAGCTTATATCAAATAGAAAAGTACGAGGGATCAGCCAAGTTTGCAGATGAGATGTTAAACGCACCTTTAGGAGTATTTCAAGGGGCGATGGTTTTTTTTTATCATTTAACGAACGACTTGTTGAAAGCTACCCTTCCATATTTGGAGGAGGAGATACAGAAGACCTTACAGCACGAGGACAATTCGGGAGCAAGTGGGGATGGTATTCGTCAATCTTCGCAATTGCTGATGGCGACCTTACGAGATTTGACAAAGTTACAGAGCTAAGTTTACACGCATGTTTAACATGGTTGGTGTTTACAAAAGAGAAGCAAGAGTTAGAAGCTATTAAGAAATAAAGTTGTATATTTGTATAACTTAAAATCTAAAACAATGAAAGAGGTAATTGAAAGATTAAACGAAGGATTAAAAGATCCAACTTACAGAATAGGGTGGACTGCAAACATAGCAATGGCACAAATAGATTGTGAGCGTTGGTATAGAGAAAATAATAATAAAGTAGGTAAGTACCTTAATTATCAAGACAGATTAGCTATAGCAAATAAAGGTGCTGAACATTTTCTTGATTTATTAGCAAAATAAAGTTGTATCTTTGTATAACTCTTTGCTTGAAGATAAACAATAACATTAAGCTCAGAACCCTTAAACCTGTGTGCGTAAGGAAGGTGCGTTATTAGACTGTATCAGCAGTTGCGATTTATTCAAGAGGTTTAGTGAGTAGGAGCATTAAGTATTGCTGCTAAATTCCAACTGATATTTGGACAAAGAGTTTTAAACCTCACTATTAATTTAGTGGGGTTTTTTATGTGATATAACAAAAACTACTTTTATAGTCTTATTAATATGAAAGGATTCTACGAGATTACAACAGCTATAAAAAACTACTTAGATACAAGCGACCACATTAATACGGTTACGCTTAAAACCTTAGAAGAAGTTGATTTAAACAAGCGGACTATATTTCCTTTGGCACATATATTAGTAGGCAATGCAAACTTCTTAGATAACATTATACAGATGGAGATAACAGTATCTTGTATGGATATTGTAAACGTATCTAAGCTAGATGTTAAAGATACAAATGAACCTTTCTTTGGTAATGATGATAAGCAAGATATACTAAATACAATGTTATCTGTTGTAAATGGGTTAAACCTATCATTAAAAAAGGGAACGTTAGCAAATGATTTATATTATTTAAACGGTAATGGTTCGGCTGATCCTTTTGAAGATAGCTACGAGAATCTATTGGCTGGTTGGAGTTTAACATTTACAGTTGATATTCCAAACACTCAAAGTATATGTTAGAGACAAAGAAAGAATTAGATAACTTTGGTAAGCGTGTAATAAAGTTAGCCAAGATAAATTTAGGGGCAAGCAGAAAAGGTAGAGTAATAGATAGTAGTGGAACACTAAGGAAGTCTTTATCTTATGATTTAAAGGTATTTAAAACAGGTAACTTTAGATTTAGTATAGATATGGAAGACTACGGAGAAAACGTAGATCAAGGTAGGAGAAAAGGAAGTCAACCACCAACAGCACCTATATTAAAATGGATTAAAAAGAAACCTATTAGATTAAGAGATTTAAAAACAGGCAGCTTTGTAAAGCAAACAGAAAGTAAATTAAAAGGTTTAGCATTTGCAATAGCAAGGAAAATAAAAAGAGAAGGTATTAAAGAAACGTTATTTTTAACAGAACCTTTTGAGAAAGAATTTAAAAAATTAAGCACAGAATTAGTCGATGCTTTTGCGTTAGACATAAACAAACTTTTATAATGGCAACATACATACAAAGGAGAAACGTTAGAAACCCTTTTTTTTTAAATAGAATAGTAACCACAGAATATATTTTAACAGCTCAATGTAAGGTGTGGATATGGGATGGACACGAAACATCCGACAAACCATCGACTCCAACTTATACAATAAATAAAACAGAGTCACCAACTACATCAACTTTTATAACTTTTGAGATAAGCGAATTAATAAGAGATTATTTTGTTCATGCTAGAGATGCTTACACGGATGCAGAGGGGACTTTCTCGGATGTGCTTTGGGTAGAGATTGAAATGACTAGTACAGGTGATGGAGTGCAAAAAGCAACAGATAGCAATATATATTTAGCAGTTGATGGTTATGGGTATTTTGCTGATGGTGCTAACTTTATAGGAACTAATTTCTTTACTAGCATAATTAACAACCCTATAAACCAACCTATATACTTAGGTTTATTTGCTGGAGAATCTGGGGATGGAATAGATACAGTTAAATATTATAACGGAAGTACATTAATAGAAACAGATGATTTATCTTCTTTTTATAGTAGTCCTTTTAGTTATAGAAAAAAACAATATATAAGTATTATACAGAATGAAGTAGATAAATTTCAAGCAAGAGTTTTAGCAGATAGTGGAACTTATCAAATTAATACATGCTTTAATACATTCGCTGAAGCATCTGATAATACAATAGACACAATAGATTTAATAAGAGACAGCGTGGTGTTAGAGACTATTACAGTTAACAATATAGAGGAATGTAAATATACTTACAATACTATTAAGTTCTATGATAGAAATGGAATGCTTCAACAAATATATATGTATAAGGCTTCAAGAGAAAAGATAAAAGTATCTAAAGATAATTACAACTCTAGTTTGTTTATAGCTGGTTTCCCTTGGGGAAATTATAGCACCCAAAAACACCAAGTTAGAGATTACAATGTTAATGCAAAAGAAAGCATTAGTTTAAATAGTGGTTGGGTAGGTGAAGAACAGGAAGACGTGCTTAGACAATTATTATTGAGTGAGTTTGTGTGGGTAGATGATAAACCTGCTAGCGTTGCTACTTCTAGTTTAGACTATAAAAAACACATAAACGATAGTTTAATAAATTATTCAATAGACTTCGATTATTCTAATAATGTTATAAATGATGTTTACTAATGTACAAATTAAATGTTTATATAGAAAGTCAAAGGCTAGAATTATTTAAAGATGAGAATGTAACTTTAAATAGCTCTGTCCAGAATATTAACGACCTTTCTAAAGTTTTTACAGACTACACACAATCATTTACAATACCAGCATCTCCAACCAATAACAAGATTTTTAAACATTGGTATAACGCAGATATTACAGGGGGGTTTGACTCTACTACAAGAGCAAGTGCGAAGCTAGAGTTAAATTATATGCCATTTAAAGATGGTGTTATAGAATTAGATAGTGCAACTTTAAGAGATGGTAAGGTGTATTCTTATAAGATTACATTTTATAATAACCTAGTAAAGTTATCTGATTTATTTGGAGAGGATATGTTAAACGATTTAGATTTGTCTGCTTATAACCACACCTATAATAGTACTAATGTAAAATTAGGAATAGAGGGAACAGGGTTATCAAGTGGAAGCATTATATATCCTTTGATAAGTCCTGTTAGGAATTGGCTTTGGGATAGTGGAACAACTGATGATATCTTTTACGAGAGTTCTACCTTACCGAGTACAACAAACGGAATTGTATTTAATGAATTAAAGCCAGCTATAAAACTAGCACATATTATAGACGCTATTGAAACAAAATATAGTATTACATTCTCTGCTGATTTCTTTGGAACAACAGACTTTGGTAAGTTGTTTATGTGGATGTCAAGAGATAAAGGATACATTACTTCAGAGGGTACGCCAAGTCTTTTAAGTTTCTCTAGTACAACCTCTTTTGGTGTTGCAGTAGATGGAAATCAAACCGATCCAGGATATCCAACGGAAACAACAGAGACAGATATCTATACGGTTACGGTAACGCCAGCTAGTGGTTTTGAAACTGTTGATTATACTATTATTATAGACGATGGCACAACAGCTTTAGAGTTTGATAAAGTAGGAACAGGAACAGCTCAATATGAGTTAGCATTTGTAAGTGTTGCGATATCTGAAAGTATAAATTTCAAAGTTCAATCTTCAGAGTCTTTTAGCTTTACAGCTTCTCTATCAGAGTACGAGGTTAAATGGGAAGATACAGGTAGCGCACCTTTGGAGAAAGCTACAACCACAACAGCGAAAGGCACAACGTCAACCGTTAGCACAACAGGATATATATATTGCACTGATTTAATTGTAGATGGCGTATTACAAAAAGGGCAAATGCCTAAAATGAGAATAGGAGATTTTTTAAAGTCTATAATTAAAATGTTCAACCTTGTTATAGTACCTACTTCTGCGACTACTTTTGATGTTATGAATTTGGATGTATGGTATGCAGAGGGAACAGATATAAATTTAACCAAGTATGTAAATTTAGATACTATTGATGTTTCAAGACCAAATCTAAATAAGACTATATCATTTGAGTATGTAGATGGAGATACTATTTTAAACCAACAATACCAAGATACAAACGCTGTAAACTACGGAGATTTAGAAGCTAACTTCACTTACGATGGTGGAGAGTTAACTATCAGTTCTGAATTTGAAAACGTTATGATGGAAAGAATGAGTAGCCAGACAGATGGTGTTTTATCAGATACGCACGTAGGTAAAATTATAGATGATAAATTAGAGAGTGTAGAGATAGAACCTTTTATATTTTATAATAAAGGTGTTACTACTTTAACGACTGTAACAAATGCTTTAGCTTTTATAAGTGATGCAGGAGCTAGAAGCGAAGTATTAACATATAATAATGTAGGACAAGAGAACGCTTTAACAAATGGAGCTATTACAAATAGTTTAAACTTTGGTAGTGAGGTAAGCACTTGGACACAATCAGCACAAACAGAAAGTTTATACGCTAACTATTGGCAGACTTATATTACAGATTTATATAATACTAAAAGGAGAGTGTTTAAATTTAAAGCTATTGTTCCACAGCATATATTTAGCACATTAAAATTAAATGATAAAATAATTATAATGAGAAGAACATATATTATAAATAAAATGAGAGCCAATTTAACAAACGGAAAAGTTCAACTAGAATTATTAAACGATGTTTAAAAATATAATTACACTATTAAAACAAGATGACTACTTCGGTGTTTCAGAAAACATTGATATAGCAAAAGGAATAAATAAAGCACCAAACACTTTTAGGGAAGCTAAAGATGTTGTAAAAAGAAAACTATGGCAATTAAGAAAGTAATAGAAATTGATGTAAATCTAAAGGATGCACAAAAGCAATTTGATAAATTATCTGACACTATTCAAGAGCAGAAAGATATTACTATTGAATTTGAGGAGGAACTTGTTAAATTAGAAAATCAATTAGCATCTTCATCTAAGGGAAACTTACAGCAACAAAAAGCATTAAGAAGCCAAATAGAAAAGTTAAAAATTTCTTTAAAGGATCAGAAAACATCTTTAAAGGGTTTAAACAATGAAAGAGGTAAGGCAAACAAAAAGATAAAAGAACAAGTTAAGGTACAGAAAGAAAGCACAAGTGCTTTAAAAAACACAGGTAAAGAAGCTAACTCTGTTACAAGTTCCTTAGATAAATTAACAGGTGGTGCTATTACTAAATTCAAAGGACTTTCTCTAAGTGTTAATGGAGCTGCTAAAAGTTTTGGTAGATTAAGACTAGCCATTATAGCATCTGGAATAGGTGCTTTAGTTATTGGAGTTATAGCTTTAGTACAAGCGTTTAAACGCTCGGAGGAAGGACAGAATAAGTTTGCTAAGATAATGGCTGTAATAGGTTCTGTTGTAGATAACGTTTTAGATTTGGTTGCAGATTTAGGTGAAGCAATTATAGATGTGTTTACAAGTCCTAAAAAAGCATTATTAGATTTTAAGAATTTAATAGTAGAAAACATAACAAATAGATTTGATGCAATATTAGATACTATTGGTTTCTTAGGTAGTGCATTTAAGAAAGTATTTAGCGGTGATTTTAGTGGAGCTTTAGAAGATGCTAAAAAAGCTGGTAGTTCTTACGTTGATACATTAACGGGAGTTAAAGACACTATTGATAAAGTCACTAAATCAGTAAAAGGATTAAAAGACGAGGTAACAGCAGAGGGAAGGATAGCTGCTAAGATTGCAGACGATAGGGCAAAGGCTGATATAATAGAACGTGATTTAATTGTTGAAAGAATAAAAGCAACTAGAGATATAAACGAGCTAAGACTTGAAGCGGAAAAAAGAGATAGATACACAGCGACAGAAAGAATTGGTTTATTAAAAGAAGCATCTAATATTGCAGAAGATATAGCAAGAAAAGAAATTGCTGCTAATAAGATAAGATTAGATGCTCTTATTTTAGAGAATAGTTTAACAAAAAATACAAAGAAAGATAAAGATGAGGTTGCTAAATTAACAGCAAAAGCAATACAGTTAGAAAGTAAGAAATTAAATATACAAAGACTTTTACAGACACAAATAACAACCGCTACAAATAAAGAATTATCTGATATAAAAGCTATTGAAGATGCGAAGCTAAAAGCTATTGAAACACAAAGAGTAATAGACGAGAAAAAAGCTATCGAAGCAGCAACGGCAGAAGAAAAAAGAATACTATCAGTAAAAGCTATTGTAGATAAGTATGGAGTTATTGCAGAAGAAGATGAAATTATAAAATTAGAGAAAGAAGAAGCTGATAGAATTAGAGATTTAGAAAAGCTAGATGCAACAGAAGCACAAAAGCAAAAGATAAGAGATTTCTATGCTGACAAAAAAGAAAAGGTAGTAAAAGATCAGGCTAAAGAAGAAGCTGAAGTAGAAAAGAAATTAGCTAATACTAAGATTGCAGTTATGAACCAATCTGCTAATGCAGTTATTGAGATAGTAGGTAGGGAGAGTGCAGTAGGTAAAGCTGTTGCAGTAGCACAAGCAATATGGAATACTAAGAACGCTATTACTAGAACACTAGCATCTATACCAGCACCTTTTAATATACCAGCGGCAATAGCAACAGGTATTTTTGGGCTTTCACAAGTTAAAGGAATACTAGCGACTCCTAATCCAACAGGTGGAGCAGGTGGTGGCGTATCAGCTCCAAGTGCAAGTTCTGTTACAGCACCAGTACAAGCAGCAGCACCGCAGTTTAATGTAGTAGGAACAAGTGATACAAATCAATTAGCGGCAAGTGTAGCTAATCAAACGCAACAACCTGTACAAGCATTTGTAGTAAGTACAGAGATTTCATCACAACAATCTTTAGATAGACAGAAAGAAAGTACAGCTAGTTTTGGGTAGTAAAAAACCCCACTAAATTAATAGTGAGGTTTAAACTATTTAATTATAACAATTAGGCAGTTCGTTCTGCTCGATAAACTATTACCCATATATCAGATGGAATTGGTGGTAAGCCTAACAGACACCAAAGGGTACATGCTTACTTTTTTTACATTCTAACCAAGCTCTACAATAAATACAACTGCTGATACAGTTTATAAAACTACCCATGTGTCATAGTTATAGCACAGATATATTTTTTAACTATGTTTACGTTTTAATATTTATATTAAAGTAATAATTATACCGCAATATACAACTTTTTTTTTAATAAACCTGAAAATATAACAAATAAAAAAATAAAGTCTTATTAATATGAACGATATAATTGAAATGTTTATAGATGAAGACGAAGAACTTGGCGGTATCAACGCTATATCTTTAGTTGAGAACCCTGCAATAGAGTCTGATTTCTTAATGCTTAGCAAAGAAGTTAAGTTAGTAGAGGTTGATAAAGAGAAAAGAATATTACTTGGTGCTGCATTAATTCCAGACAAAGCAATTCTTAGAGTAAAAGAAGGTAAGGAGTATCATATCTTCTTTAGTAAGTCAACAGTAAGAAAGGGGAGTGAATTATTTTTAAAGAAAGGACACCAAAAAGAAAGCACTTTAGAACATGCTACAAAAATAGAAGGAATTACAGTTGTAGAATCTTGGATAGTAGAAGATATGGAAAAAGATAAATCTGCATACTACGGTTTATCTGTACCTGTTGGAACTTGGATGGTATCTATGAAGGTAGATAATGAAGAAATATATCAGAAAGCTAAGAGCGGAGAGATTAAAGGATTTAGCATAGAGGGGTTTTTCGCTGATAAAGCAATAGAGCAATCTAAAGATGAATCTATTTTGGATCAAATAAAAAAAATAATATTATCATAATTGAAAATATAACAAACAAATTTAAATAGTCTTATTAATATGAACACAATAGAGAAAATAAAAGCGATAACTAAAATAATAGGATTATCGAAAGAAATCGAAGAAACTAAATTAGAGGAAGTTAAAACGGATGAGGTTGTAGAAACTAAAGAAGTTGAAACTAAATTAGAAGCACAAACTTTGGAGAACGGAACTGTATTAGAAGCAGAATCATTTGAAGCAGGACAAGATGTGTTTATCGTTTCAGAAGACGAAAGAGTAGCAGTACCAGTTGGCGATTACACTTTAGAAGATGGTAGAGTATTAGTAGTTGCTGAAGAAGGAGTTATTGAATCAGTAGGTGATGCACCAGCTGAAGATGAAGCACCAGAAGAAGTTGAGCAAGCATCTGAATTTGTTACAGTAGCAGATTTTGAGGTTGCAATAAACGAAATTAAATCAATGCTTACATCTCACGATGAAGAAATTTTAAATAAGCACGAAACTGAAAAGGCTGAATTGCTTTCATCAGTAGAAGATTTAAAAACAGAATTAGAATCAGTACCAGCATCTAAGAAGATTAATTCTTCTCCAGAAGCTAAAGAAACAGAAGAAATAAAAATGAACATAATCGGAGCAAATCGTAGAAAAACTACGGGAGATAGAGTTACCGATATGTTAAATAACTTTTATAAAACAAATAAAAATGAGTTTAGAAACTAAATTAGCGACAACTTCAACAGTTAGTCAAAATTACGCAGGTAAGGCTTCAGATAGCTTTATATCAGCAGCTCTATTAGGAGCATCTACTATTGCAAACGGAGGTTTGACAGTAGTACCAGGTATCGATTACAAATGGGAAATTCAAACTTTGGATTTATCAGCAGACTTAGTTAAGAATGCATCTTGTGATTTTTCAGATACTTCAACTATCACTTTAAGTGATAAAACATTAGCACCAGAAAACTTTAAGGTAAACTTAGAGCTTTGTAAAGCAGATTACCAAGCAACTTGGAATGCATTACAAAACGGTTACGGAGCAAGTGATTCTTTAGCACCTAATTTTCAATCTTACTTAGTTGAGCAAGTTGTAAAACAAGTAGCAACAAGAAACGAAAGCAACATATGGCAAGGTGTTAATGCAACAGCTGGACAATATGATGGCTTAATGGTATTAGCTTTAGCTGATTCTGATGTTATCGATGTAACAGGAACTACTATAAGCGCTGCAAATGTTATTGCAGAATTATCAAAAGTAGAAGCTGCTATCCCTGATACAATCAGAATGGAAGAAGACTTAAATATCTATGTTCCTACAAATGTTTACAGACATTATGTTACAGCTTTAGGAGCTGCTGACTATCATCAAGGTGGTTATCAAGATGGTAAGCCAACACAATTAGCTTTTAATGGTATTAACTTATTCTTAGCGAAAGGTTTACCTTCAAGTGATATGATGGCGGCACGTTCTTCTAACTTGTTTTTCGGAACAAATATAGGAAATGACATCGAACAAGTTCAAGTAATTGATACATCGGCTACTTTGGGCGACGATAATATTCGTGTTATAATGAAATTTACAGCAGCAGTAGCTTTTGGTTACGGAGCTGAAATTGTAAGATACGCATAATAATAAAACAAATTAATAACAAAAAAAGGTGGGTGTTTATTCACTTACCTTTTTTTTATAAAAAAAATATAATAATATGGCTTGTGATTTAACAATTGGTAGAGCAGTAGGATGTAAAGATGCAGTATCTGGTTTAAAAGCTATTTACTTTGCAGACTTTGGTTCTCTTGGTGCGATTACTTATGATGGAACTAAAACAGATGAGATCACTACTTTTGGTAGTGCAACAACTACTTGGTTTCAATACGATTTAAAAGGTGTCTCTACCTTTGAACAGAAGATGACATCTTCAAGAGAGAACGGAACTACTTTTGCAGAACAAACAGTAAATGTAACACTTAATAAAACAGATGTTTTATCTAACAAAGAATTAAAATTACTAATCTACGGAAGACCTCACGTGGTTATCGAAACAAACTCTGGCGACTTTATGATTGCAGGATTAGATTACGGATGTGAGATTTTAGATGGTAATGCAAATATAGGTGGTGCTTTAGGAGACTTCAACGGATATACTTTAGTTATATCTGGACAAGAAAAAATATGGGCAAACTATATAACTACTAGCTTAACTGCTGCTTTAACAAGTGGAGCAACTATTAGTACATCTCAAATCACACCATAAGAAATAGTGTTTTGGATTTTTCATTGAGAAAGAACGTGCTTTATAGTACGTTCTTTTTTTTAAATAGTTTTGTTTTAATAATTCGTCTCCATTCTGCATTAGACATAGAGTTTCTTAGTTCTTTAATAACATTATTGTCTAGTAATTTAAGTTCTAATTGTTTATTATATTCAAAAAAATAATTATTTGCATCACTAATTCTAATAAGGTCAGTTCCTTTAACTATTGTATTTAAAAATTTACTTTCTTTTTTTTTAATATATTCTCCAAAATTGTATTTCATAATATATTTATTTACTACAAAGATACAATAATTTATTAAATAAAACAAATACTTAAAATTTAGTCTTATTAATATGAACATACTAACAACTGTAACAACTTCACAAAACCTTATTTTTATACCTAGAAGCACAGTACTTTCTTCTTTGAATTTAAAGGTTACTAGCGAAGACACAAATATAACAGTTAGTTATACCGTAACTGCTGCTTATACTAATGAACAGGCTACAATAGCGCAAGCATTTACACTAATAGAAGGTACTTATTACAACTATGAAGTATTAAATGGTACTGTTTTAATGTATAGAGGTTCTATATTTTGTACTGATCAAACAGATTACGAGAAATATGTAATTAATAAGAACGATTTTGTAGAAACTGCTGCAAGAGATAACGAATTTGTAACACCATAATATGAAACAACCGATAAAAAAAGAAAATAACATATCTGTAATCGAGCTTTCGAGCTATATTAAACCTATTGTAGAGGAATCTATCAATAAACAATGGGTAACGTGGGGTGAAAATAACAGTTATTTTAAGTATTTAATAGAAGCATATAACGAAAGTCCTACAAATGCAAGTATTATAGATGGTATTTCTAATTTAATTTATGGTAAAGGCTTATCTGCTTTAGATTCTGCTAAGAAACCAGAGCAATATGCTCAAATGATTAGCTTATTTAAGGAGATTGAGATAGAAAACATTGTAAAAGACTACAAAAAACTGGGTAAATTTGCCTTACAAGTTATATATAATACCAAACACGACAAGATTGTAGAGGTTTTTCACATACCTGTAAACTATTTAGCACCAGAAAAAGCAAATGAAGATGGAGAAATAGAAGCATATTATCACTCTATTGACTTTGAAAACAATAAAATAAAACCTACAAGATTTCCAGCTTTTGGAATGTCTAGTAAAGAAAGTGAAATACTATATATTCAGCCTTATGCTGCTGGTAGCTTTTACTTTTCACCTTGTGATTATCAATCTGGGGTTGTATATGCTGAAATGGAAGACGAGATGAGTTCTTTTCATATCAATAATTTACAAAACGGAATGACAGCATCTACATTCTTAAACTTTAACAATGGAGTGCCAGATAAAAAGACACAACTACAAATTGAAGCTGACATTGTAAAAAAATGGGGTGGAGCTAAAAGCAGAAGTAAAATTATCGTTGCTTTTAATAAAAATAAAGATAGTGCTGCAACAATAGAGAACCTACAACTTAATGATGCTTCTCAACAATACCAATTTTTATCAGATGAAGCAACAGACAAGCTATTAAGAGCGCATAAGGTTACAAATCCTATATTAATAGGTGTAAAAGATAATAGTGGCTTAGGTAATAACGCAGAGGAGTTACAAAATGCTTTTGCATTATTTAACAATCAAATAATTAAACCTTTTCAAAACCAAATAATTAGAGGGCTCGATAAAATATTAGCTTTTAATGACATTAGCTTAAAGCTATATTTCAAAACCTTAAAACCTTTGGAATTTATAGATGTTGATGGCGTTGTAGATGAAGAAACTATTGAAGAAGAAACAGGAGTCGATGCAGAATTGAGTGCAGAAATGAATTTAGAGCAATACGCTAGTGATGCACCAGAAGGTTACAATCTTCATTGTGTAGAGCACGATTTATCAGAACCGTCACAATATGAGGTTGAGCTTGGAAGCACACAAAACAGCGAGCAAGACACCAAACTTTGGAAGATTAGATATGCTTATAACTTAGGCACATCTAAAACTCCAGAGGGTAAAAGTAGAACCTTTTGCAATAGAATGATGAGGTTGTCTAAATCTGGTAAAGTATTTAGAAAAGAAGATATTGAAAAGATGAGTGCTAACGGTGTTAACGGACAGTTTGCGCATAGCGGAGGTAAATATGACATCTTCTTATATGGTGGCGGTGTTAATTGTTACCATAGATGGGAACGTAGAATATTTAAGAAGAAAAGAGTTGATGGTAAACCATTAGGAGGTAACGCAACGCAGAATACATTTCCTGTAAATGTAAATGAAGCAAAAAGACAAGGTGCTAAAATACCTAAAAACAATCCAGATGTTGCTATTCCAGAAATTGACAAACCTAACAAAGGAAGTTTAAAAAATTAAGATATGGCAAAAGCATTATTTATAAAACCAGAAGATATAATTAAAAGCACTTTTTTAGATGGTAGTTTAGATAGAGATAAATTAACACAATTTATATATCTATCGCAGCTAAAAGATGTGAGAGGTTATTTAGGGCAAGATTTATACGATAAGATGGCAGCTGATATTGTTGCTGGTTCTTTAGCTGGTGTTTACTTAGCGTTAAATACAGATTACATACAGCCATTTTTAACACATAGCACTATGTCTATGTTCTTACCGTTTGCTGGATTTACTTTGGGCAATGGTGGAGTTTTTAAACACTCTGGTAGCAGCGAACAAATAGCAGAGCAATCGGAAGTGGATGCTTTAAGTGAGCAACATAGAATCCATAGTGAATATTTCGGTAAGTTACTAGTAAATCATTTATGTGAAAATGATAATGATTTCCCAGAGTACAGCACAAACGAAGGTGATGAGATTGATCCAAATAAAGACATAAACCCTACTAACTGGGTTCTATAATATGAGATACAAAATAAAAGAATTAAACCTTAGCAAGTTAACAGAATACTTAAAAAACAAAGAGAATGAGCGACTACAACGATGCGAGTATCGTAATGTTTCCATCAGGGAGAAAAGCGAGTAAACTATACAGTCAAAAACCTTTAGATGGTACAGCTGATTTTGCAGTTACAAGAGCTTCTGTTGCTAACGAGATAAATTCTGATGGTTTAGTTTCAGAGGTTGCAGCTAATGTACCACGTTTTGAATACGGTGTTGGTGTAACTTGTCAAAGTTTATTATTAGAACCAGAGGGTATAAATAACGCTGTTTATTCAGAAGATTTTACTAATGCAAATTGGGGAAAAACAAATATTACAGTAACCTCAAATTCAGCAGTTGCTCCTGACGGTAATTCGACAGCAGACACTATAACAGCTGATGCCGATGGAGGACAATTTCAATTTGCATATACGGGGTCGAGTGGTTCTGCTTACGTAAATTCTTTTTATATTAAAAGAAAAACAGGAACGGGAGATATAAAGATAAGAGGTGTTGACAATATTTCAACAACTATAACTATTACTGATGAATGGACAAGAGTTTATGTTACAAATACATCCTCGGCTTCAACAATAAGAATAGGGCTTAAACTATCTAATGCAGGAGATGAGGTTTATCTTTGGGGGGCGCAGTCTGAATTAGGAAGTTTACCATCTTCTTATATTAGGAATTTAACAACTGGATCAACAACAAGACCAAAAGACGAACTAAATAAAACAGGATTAAGTTCCTATATAAATTCAGAAGAAGGTGTTTTCTTTGTAGAAATGGCAGCTTTATCTGATGACCAAACAGATAGAAGGCTTCAATTAAAAAACGCTGCTGGTTCTAATCAAGTGAGAATTGATTTTAAATCTGGGGGTTCAAATATAATATCTGCTGTTTTATTTAATGGTGCAGATCAAGCTGTTTTAACTAACAACACCCACACTATAACTGATTATAATAAAATAGCTTTTGTATATAAGTTAAACGATTTTGCATTGTGGATAAATGGGGTAAAAGTAGATACTGATTCAAGTGGGACAACTGTATCTGCTGGTGTTTTAGATAGAATTGAGTTATCACAAAACACAGTAGAGGTTTATGCAAAAATAAAGCAATTACAAGTTTATAAAACTGCTTTAACTGATACAGAATTAATAGCATTAACAACATAATGAAACAGATATTTTTATTTTTAAATAAATTAATTCCAAATGATAAGCTATTGCATTTTTTTTGGAGTTCTATATTGTTTGTTATATTATCTAATTTCTTAACTGTATTTGATGCGAGTCTATTACTTATATTAATTGCAATTATAAAAGAGGTTGTATGGGATGGGTTGTTAGAAAAAGGTAACGCAAGTTTTATGGATTTTATATTTGGTATAATGCCAATTTTTATATATTACATTTTAAGATTTTAGATATGAAAAGATTAATAAGAAGTAGTAAATTTTGGTTGGCGGTAATAGGAACATTAGTTGCTTTACTAACTTGGGCAATTACAAGCGATACAGGTTTTGCAATTTATACGAGTGGTTTATTTGGTTTTGGTATTATAGGAAACACAGCAGAAGATATAATGACTAAAAAGAAATATAATGGCAGTTAAGAAAGTAACTCAAAAAGATATATTGCTTTCTATAAAAGAAGGACAAGAAAACATGGCAAAAACTCATTTAGATTTTGCTGCAAGTGTTTCTACTTTTATGAACGATCAAGATCATATTAATAATAAAGTTTTAGGATATTTAGAAAATAATAGTAAAACAAATACAAAAGGAATTGTTCAGTTAGCGAATGACAATAAAATTAGATTAGATAAGAAAGACAAAGTAGATGCAGTTAGAGTTGGTAAAGCTGGTTTAATAAGTGTAGCTGCTGGGTTTATCGGTGGAGTTATTATATTTCTTGCTAAATCACTTATGAAGTAGATGTATTTACAAATTTATAGACGTGAACACTTAAACAGACAAACTTTAGGAGAGTTATATATTGTAGATAAGAAAACAGATAAAACCTTATTTCAATGTAGAACTTTAGAGCTACCATATATAGATAACAAAACAGATATTAGCTGTGTGCCTTTAGGAGTTTATAAATGTAAATTAGAATACTCTAATAGATTTAAAAAAGACTTATGGGAGTTAAAGGATGTAACAAACAGAAGTGAATGTAAATTCCATTCAGCTAATCATTTTTGGCAATTAAATGGATGTGTCTCTCTCGGTGATAGTTTTGCAGATATAGATAACGATGATTGGAAGGATGTTTTAAATTCTGTTCAAACTATGGTTAAATTTCACAATACTTTAAAGGACTTAACAGAAGTAGATTTATATATTGTGTAAACTAAAAAACACCCTACATAAATAGGGTGCTTAATAGAAAAACTTACAAAATATTATTTGATTACTTGAATACAAATATACACATTAATTTAATACAATGAACAAAAACATTTTATTTATTTTATTTACTTTTTTATTTTTAAGTTGTGCTACAAAAAAGACAACTATAAAAAAGGAATACATTAAACAAGTAGATACTTTAATCGTAACTAAAGATAGAATTATTACAGAAAGATTTACAGATACTTTAACTGTAGAAAAGCCTTGTGATAGTTTAGGTAATTTAAGACCGTTTAAGCAATCTATTAGTGTGCCACAAGGCAAAATAGAGATCACATCTGTTGATGGTTCTATACAAGCTAAGATTGATTTAAAGGCTTATGAAAGCATCTTTGAAAACAAGTACAGAATTAAATACGAGAACAAAATAAAAGAATCTTCTAAGGAAATTGTAAGATATAAAACTCCTTTATGGTTGTTAATTTACAGCGTTCTTATAACTATAATATGTGCATTACTATTGAGATTTAAGTAAAATTACAACTAATCATAAAAGGCATTAAAACGCCTCTTATACTCTTGTTGTAGTGTATTAAAACGACACAACAACAACGGCTATAAGTAACCCTTGTTTCGTGCTTTTCTATCAGCATTCTTTTTGTTTCGAGCGTATATTACTTTTTGCCCGTAAAAATATTCGTTTACTCCTTTTTGTTTAAGGTCATCTAATTTCTTTTTATCCGCAATGGCTTGTAATTCTGCTCTTTCTTCGTCTGTTAGTTGTCTAATCTCGCTCATTTCTGAATATCCATTATCACCCATAGAAGCCATTGCTGCCATCATTGCAAACATTCCTAATTTACTTTTCATTCCACTCATAATTTTTACTATTTTATTTATTAATAATCGGGCAACTCATAGCCAATACGTTAGAAAACAGTTTTAATTATTATCACATCTAAAACATGGATATAACGCCCCTTGTTTTTCGTATTTTCCAAAACCATTACATTTACTACAAACCGATTTGCTAACACCAAATAAAATTAATTGCTCGGCTCGGTCTTCTTTTATCATTTCCTTCAACGCTATAAAAAAACTACCACTTATTTTACCTGTTTCTTCAAAGTGTGTTATACTCAATTTTTCTAATCCCTGCCATCCTTCAAGATGTTTTTTTATTAATTCTTTCATTTTTATTTATTTAAGTTATTATTCACGCAACTAATCTTATCTAATTCGTTATACACAAGCACTACATCCGTTTTCCTTTCGAGCCTATCATCCATCCAAAAACAATTGGCGCAAACCTGCCTAGAGGTATCTTTAAATTTTCACTTGTGTTCCATATACAAGATGCTATAAATTGTAATGGTGTTTCTTCTTTCCAAAATCTCATATCAGTAAATGAAAATTTTAACATTCTCTTTACCAACCAACTTTACAAAGTCCTCAGTAGAGTTTTTCCCTGCGCCCCTTAATCCGTGTCTACCGTCTGTTAATACTATATTGTATAGGTTGTTATACGGCTCTAATAATTCTGTAAATTGTTTGTAATTCATATCTTTTAAGTTTTTAGTTATTAATACCGTGCCAATGTATAACACCGTATATATTTTATTTCGTTCCTCAACAAATCATACACAAATAAGTTGTAAAAAGCAAATATATAACAAATAAATTAAACTACCTAATTATATATAAATAAACATCTTAGGCTAATTTATATTCAACATATAAGGCTAATACCTATACATTAAATAAAATAACGTATATTTGTAAAAAATAAAACTTATGAGTAATAAAGATTTTAGACCAAGATTAAAAGGAAACATCCTAAAAGCCTACGAAAAGATAACCAAAGTAGAATCCAGAGTTTTATGTATTGGAGATTTACACGAGCCTTTTTGCTTAGATGGTTATTTAAAATTCTGTAAAGATACATACAAAGAATATAATTGTAACAAGGTTGTGTTTATAGGTGATGTTATAGATAACCATTATTCAAGTTATCACGAATCAGATTCCGATGGAATGGGTGGAAAGTTTGAATTAGAACAAACTGTTAAGAAATTAGCACGTTGGTACAAAGCATTTCCAAAAGCTGATGTTACTTTAGGAAACCACGATCGTATTATTGTACGTAAGGCACAAACAAGTAACATACCAAGCAAGTGGATTAAAGAATATAAAGAGGTCTTAGAGACTCCTAAATGGAACTTTGTAACAGAGGTGTATATAGATGGTGTTAGATATGTACATGGTGATAAATCTTCGGCAGCAAAAACAGCAGCAAAGAGAGACATGGTAAGTACTGTATCTGGACACTTTCACACACAAATGTACACAGAATGGTTTTTTGGTAAGTACTCTGCTCTATTTGGTATGCAAGTAGGTTGTGGTATAGATAGCAAATCTTATGCAATGGGATATATGCAGGGTGGTAAAAAAGAAGCAATCGGTGTAGGTGTTATAATAAATGGAGAAACTGCAATTAATGTAAAAATGAAATTATAATGTACGACAAATATTTTAAAGAAATGTTTACTGTAGCACTTGTTATATTTATTGTAGAGGTTTTAGCGTTAATAGTAATCTACCTAATGAAATTATAATGCCAGAGTATTATAAAGGTACAGACAGCTTATATAAATTTGCAGAAGATTGGAAGCTCAACTCTTATGAGTTTGATATCATTAAACGTATTGTTAGATGTAGACACAAAGGAGAGTTTAAAAGTGATCTGAATAAAACTAAAGAAGTAATTAATATATATTTAAAAGAAAATGGAAGGAACTCAGAGTAAATACGAAGAACTAAAAGAACAAGGTAGATTGAATTTAAAAGTGGCACAAGAATCTATTGAATGTAATAAAACAAAGACAGACCATTATAATATAAAAATAAATGGAGTTGATTTAGGAGAGTGGGAACTCTCACAAATAAGACACTTTGTACAAATTTTAGATAATTGTGCTAATTAATTTGGTAGTTACATAAATAAGTATTAATTTAGCAAAGAATTTAAAACTTATATATTATGAATTACGATGAATGGAAATTAGATAACCCTTTTGGAGAAGAAGACTACACAAGCGAGTGCTGTGTATGTGACCAACCAATATCAGAACAAGAACAATATTGTTCTAACAAATGTTTTAACTCTGATAACTAATGATACAGAAATACCTAAGAACAAAAGACGTAGCCTTACCGACTGAAGTTAAGGTTACATTCGACTACAAAACAAAGATTGCTAATGTTATAGTAAACTCTTTAAAATGCAATCAAGATAATAACTTTGAAAAACCTTACAATTATGGAATCAGTTTACGATAGATTAAAAGATGAGATTAAAGAACAAATATTAAAAAATGTTGCTAAATACCCTTTAACTTTTAATTCAGTAGTAAATGAATTAAAAGAAAATATAAATTATCTTCATGTTTCTTATGTAATATTTTCTATATTACAGGGAGTTGCAACCGAATTAGATTGGGAAGCAAAAGACAAAACACATTTTCAAGACTTTTTAAAAGATTAATAAAAATAGATCCGAAGCGGTTACGGAAAAATAATCGTATATTTAAAACAATTATTATTATGGCAAGATTAGAACGCCCAAGCACAACAAGTAAAAACCCAGCAACAAAATTTATTAGCTGGAAATCAAACGACAAATGCTTTTCTTATTACGACAAAGAAGCAGCAAAAAATGTAGAAGTACCTTTACCTTTTAAATTCTTATTCCTAGAACATTACTCAACTGTAAAAGGTTGGAACGATGCTTCTGAATCTGCAATCTTTTCTAACGAAGTTTACGCAGTAGGACAAGAGGAATTAAAAGTATCATCTTTTAAAGGTGGTGTTATTGCAGAAGGAATTTACAAAAATATTAAAGCAAAAGTAAACCAAGCTGGTGGAAAGTATCACAGAAGCGTTTATGTATTGTTAGAAGATGGCTCAATAGCTAACCTACAATTAAAAGGTTCTGCTGTTAGTAACTACTCTACTTTTCATAAAGAAAATAAGCATTTATTAGATAATCAATGGATGGAAGTAAACACAGCACAAGATGGTAAGAAAGGAAGTATTAAATATTCTATGCCTGTTTTTACAGTAGGTAAAAATATTGATGCTAAAATGGATGCTAAAGCAACAGAACAAGCTAAGGTGTTACAGGAATACATTAACAACTATAAAAAAGGTTCTGATGTAAAAGATGTAGAAGTAGTT